GGGCTCGGAGATGTGTATAAGAGACAGGTAGTGATGCGTGGGGGTCAATGGAAGAACTTACAGCGTTAGGTTTGTACATTCCAAACTTTGACAGCGAAGTAGAAAGTGAAGAAAAAGAAGGACAAGAAACAGATAAATGTATAGTTTTTGGAAAATAAACAGTTGTATTTATTTAATTATTCGCCAATGCTAATGGCATCGTTTCGTAAAGATTCTAAAAAAAGAATCTCTAAAAGTGCGATGCTAAATCAACTTTCTGAATGTTTAGGAAATGTCACTATGGCTTGTTTAAATTCAGATATTGATAGAAGCACACACTATGAATGGTTAAAGAATGACGAAGTATATAGAAACGAATTTATTAAAATATGTGATTTAGTTCCTGTGATAATTAAAAAAGAAAAACCTAAACTTAATAACCTAAACAAAAAGCAAGAACGAAAATATCAAAGTGATTGGGCAAGGTTGGTTAAATTAATTGGGGAGCATAAATGTAAACGATGTGGCTCAACAGAAAAATTAAATGCTCATCATAAAGTTCAATGGAAACATAATGAGAAATTAAGATATTCAACTGATAATGGTGAAGTCCTTTGTCAGTCATGTCACATCAAACATCATCAATTAAATGGAAAATAAACTGACAGCAGACAACGTAGATGTTACTGTTACTTCAACGGATAAACACACTATTATTAGCACAGGCATAAATTTGCAACAACAAGCAATGGTCATGGCATTGGAAAGGTCGTTGGGAATAATCACAGCAGCGTGTCGTGCTGTTGGCATCGATAGGACTACTCACTATGTGTGGTTGAAGAAGAACAAGGAGTATAGAAAACTTTGTCAAGACATCGACAACGTAGCACTTGACTTCGCAGAATCTTGTCTGCACAAACAAATAGCAAAAGGCAATCCATTGTCAACAATATTCTACCTTAAATGCAAAGCAAAGAAACGAGGGTACATTGAGCAAAGCACGATAGAGATTAAAGGTAACATGAAATTTAGAGCAGACTTTGGCACAAGCAATCTTATACAACCCCCATCCGAATCAACAGAAGATACACAATAGCATCAATGACGAAGAATACAAATACTATGTGATTTGTATCGGTAGGCAGTTTGGCAAGACGATGATGGCTACCAACCAGATGATGTATTGGGCATTGAACAATCCACGCAGTAAGATAGCGTGGGTTAGTCCTGTGTACAAACAGGCGAAGAAAGTATTTGCAGACACTTACAAAGCATTCGTCAAAAGACCAGAGATTTATAAGAATATAAACAAGGGTGATTTGATTATTGAATATCGCAACGGCTCAACCATTCAATTCTTTTCATCCGAGAGGTACGACAACATTCGTGGTTACACCTTTGACTATCTGATATGTGACGAAGCAGCATTCATGAGTTCAGAAGCATGGACAGAGGTGCTACGAGCAACGGTGTTAGTGAAGGGCAAGAAGGTGATATTGATTTCCACACCGAGAGGTAAGAATCATTTCTATCACTTACACCAATTAGATTCGGTCAATCCACAATACAAGTCATTCAGCATGTCATCCTACGACAATCCAATGATTCAACGAAGTGAGATTGACGATGCGAAGCTCACACTGCCGGAACACATCTTCAAGCAGGAGTACATGGCTGAATTTCTTGATGGTGGTAGCGGTCTGTTCCTGCACATCAACTATTCATCGGTGGTGGACACATCGCCAAAGTATTATGCAGGTCTTGACTTGGGAAGGGCAGATGATTATACGGTCTTGACAATCTTCAACCAACAAGGTCAAATGGTGTTCGTGGACAGGTGGAGGCAAACGACATGGAGCAACATAGTAGCAGAGGTGTGCAAACACATCAACACATACCAAGCATTCACATTTGTCGAGGTCAACAGCATTGGTGATGCTATCTTTGAGCAGGTGCAGAAGGGTGTGATGCACAGGGATAGAATCTATCCATTCGTCACCACATCAAAGTCAAAGCAAGACATCATTGAAGCGTTGATTGTGGCTAACAACAATAAAGAGGTGCAGTTCCTTCCGGTAGATTGGCTACGAAAAGAATTTGAGGTGTTCACATATGAATACAATCCATCTTCAAAGTCAGTGAAATATTCTGCACCATCAGGATTCCACGATGATGGTGTGATGGCTACTTGCATCGCATACTATTCATTGAAGGCAAACAAAAATTCAGGCATCTACAATGTTAGGTGATGCCTATACAAACCAAACTAAACTACTTATATTATTATGAAGAAATTCTCATGGGGTAATCTAACACTTGGTCAATACGCTGATTTTGAAATAGCAAGGAAGCAAGTGTGCATCTTGCCAGTTGACCTTTTAGAAAAGGACTGTAAACTTATTTCACTACTCACAAAGATTCCTTTGGCAGAGCTTGAAGCAATGCCAATGTCTGAATTCAACGAGTACAGAAAGGCAATGTATGAATTTGTGGCGATAGAGTTAAAAGGTAGATTCATGGCCAAGTTTAAGTTGGCACATCGCAAATTTGTCTTTGATCCATCTAACAACAACATTAAGGTGAGCAACCTTACTGACTTGTCGCTGTTGAAGATTACAGGCGAGAATCTGGCAGAGCAGTTGCCAACAATCGTGAGTATCTTCTGCAAAGAAAAGAAAGTTTGGTACATGCCATTCAGAAAGCCATTGGAATTTCAAGAACGAATGAAGTTGTTTAAGGACCAATTAAATTTAGAGATAGGATTCGGTGTGGCTGTTTTTTTTTGCAAGGTATCGGAAGAATTACCCAATCTTATGCAGAGTTATTTGGAAGCCGAACTAATGAAAGTGGACAACCTGCTGAACGAGGCGAAGGAGATGATACGACAGGTGGAGGAGGGATGACCTTGTTTCAACAATGGGGATATATGTACACAGTCCACATTCTGTGTAAATATGACAGGACAAAGTGGGATTACTTTATGGAAATGAACATTATCGATTTCTTTAACTATATGAGTTTAGAGCAGGACATCGAAAAGGAAAGAGAGTTACAACGCATGATGCAAAAATAGAATGGAAGAAAAGTCAATATATCAAACACTTGAAGATTTTGGCAACAAAGTGCAGCGTGACTTGCGTAATAGTTTGGTTGCAAAGAATTCCAACGCATCCAAGAACTTGTCGCAGTCCATTGCATTTAATGTGAAGTTTAAGAGTGACACCGAGATTCAGTTCAAGTTAGAGCTTGACAGATACTACGAGGCAGTTGACAAGGGCAGAGGCAAGGCAACAAAGAAAAGTGCTATACCATTGAAGGAAGCAATCTATCAATGGATCATTCAGAAGGGAATACCAATAAGTTCAAATAGAGGCAATCTGACAGAAAAGGGTGCAGGAAAGAAGTTGGGAGTAGGCCAACAAACGCTACGTTCCATGATTAAAACACAAAGAATGAACATGGCATATTTGATTGCCAGAAAGATAAACAGATTCGGAACAAAGGGCAATAACTTTTATAGTGCTGTTGTCAATGATAGTTTGTTTGATGATTTGCGAATAGATTTAAGTGATTCATTCAAGCGTGATGTAATAATTGATATTAATAAAATAGATATAAAATAATGGCTTACTCATTCGTAGCAGCTTATCAAAGTCCTGCACCAGTATTCAATCCGATGCCATTTGTGGTGACATCAACAGATAACACACAACCAAACTTCAAATATGTGTGCGATGTGTATGTGAGTGGGGTGACAGGGTACACAAGACTATTGCTTAATTCCGATCCAACGACAGGAGCAGCAGCATTCCTTGTCAATCAGATTTTAAGGAGCAGGGTGACATCTGACTTCGATGTTACCACAACAACGGTGACAAATCCATTCAAACAATGTACCAATGGTCACGTTATCTACGAGTTGAAGTTTGGACAGCAGTACGGTGCATCTGGAAGCATTGTCACCTATCCAAACATACTTGTGACAGGCACACTATACGGATTCAATGGCTCACTTGATTCACAAGATTGGTTGAACTACATTGGCTCAACCTACAACATTTTATTAAGCACACGCAAGTTCTTTCAGAAGGACAAGTCATTCGCTAACTTCCCTATTCGCATTACAGACCAAGCATGGCTGTATTACTTCTGCGACACGACAAACAAGGATGCGTTGTTAGAAATAAGCACATTCAATGGTGCATCGTTATTGCAGACTATCACCTTGACAAACCAATACACCAACAAGTCAACGTACAAATTATTCCAACGAGCATCAGTTGGCCCAGTTGACCTTAACCTTGTTGATCCTACATTGATAGTCACAGGCACACAGCCATTCATCACTTCTTCTGTCACTCACTACACAATGAAGTTAACAAATAACATAGGAACGCAGTCAAGTGAGATGATGACATATTACATCGACAAGACCTGCACCAATTCAGAGGAATTCCCTGTCTACTTCAAAAACAATTACGGTGGCTTCGACACCTATTCTTTTTACAAGAAGTCAAAACGTATAGCAGAGATTTCAAGAAAGACATACCAAAAGAATGTGGGAAGTCTTATCGGTAGCAAGTGGAACTACTTGACAACGGACACAGGAGAGGTGACGATGGACACACAGATCAGCGACAAGTATCTGCTGAATTCAGATTGGATAACAGACAACACAGCCAAGTGGCTAAAACAATTATTCACATCACCAGAGGTGTATCTGTACGATCCAATGTTGGCAATCTATGTGCGAGTGAATGCAAAGGCATCGGCATACGAATCAAAGAAGATAGATAACGAGAAGATGTTCAACATCACCATTGAACTTGAAGCATCACAGCAATCTTACAGACAACAACAATAGATGATAAGGTCAGAACTTTATATTAACAACACTCGTGTTGAACTGAATCAAGAGGTACAGGCATCTATCACCTACCAGATAGCAGACATCCGTATGCCTGACAAGAGGCAAGGTAGTTTCTCAAAGACTGTTTCATTACCGGGCAGTCCAACAATCAACAACCTATTCACATCCATCTTTGACCTTAACACATCGGTGCAGACAAGTGGTGTGATTAATTTTGCACCTGACTTCAATCCAAACTTAAAGGCATCATTCGTGCTGTTGGTGGAAGGCATTGAGCAGTTTCGTGGTTACATGAAGTTGCAGAACATCACACGCACACAAGACCAATTACAGCAAGTGATGTATGAGGTGAATCTATTTGGTGATGTGGCAAGTATTTTCGGAGTGATAGGGGATGCGAAGTTATCAGCATTAGATTTGAGTGCCTACGACCATACATACAACAAGGCAACACAAATAGCAACATGGAACACAGCGAACATCAATGGTGCAGGGTATGTGTATCCGATGATTAATTATGGGGGTATGGGTGTATCAAGTTGGGATGTGAATGATTTCTTTCCTGCTATTTATGTGAAGACATACATCGATGAGATATTTGATGCAGCAGGATATTCTTACACATCAACATTCTTTTCGTCATCATACTTCAAACATTTGATTGTTCCATTCGCAGGTGATAAGTTAACGATAAGTGCGTTGGCTGCATACCAAAGAACATTCAGAGCAAACACAACTGCGTTGACAAGTGGTGTTGCTGTTACCAGTTACACACCTATTGTTTACAATGCAGAAACACTTGACCCATTAAATCAATTTAGCATCGTAACAGGAAAGTTCACCACATTGCAAGGTGGCTATTATTCATTTTATGCGAGTGGAGTTTCAAAGTTTGATGCTGTTACAACAGTTATAGCAGCTCCATCTTCTTATACATTTTCTTTTTTAGCTAACGTAAATGTATATCGTGCGTCTGTATTAATTAATACATACAATGTTGGGAATGCTTATGGTGCGACAAATAATTCAATTATGCCAAGTGGCACAGTTCTTAAAACATTTACTTATCAAGGATGGACACCTACATTTATTTGTGAAGTTGGTGATGTGGTGCAGGTAGAGATTCGTTCACCTTATTCGTCATCTTATCCTTACGGAACAGTTGGTCAAACCATTTCAGCAAATTCAGTTTTTGTAAATCAAATATCAAACACAGCGATTGTTGACGGTGCGACAATGACAATGAACAGCACATTACCTATCGACATCAAACAATCTGACTTCTTAATGTCGGTAATTAGGATGTTTAACTTGTTTGTTGAAACTGACAAGAACGATTCGAACAATTTAATCATTGACACTTATGATTCATTCTATGGCACAGGCACAACACAAGATTGGAGCAAATTACTTGATGTGTCAAAGCCAGTCATCATCACACCTATGGGTGCATTGGATGCGAGAAGGTACACAGTAAAGTACACACAAGACACAGACTTTTGGAACAAGAAATATTTTGATTCATACGGTAAAACCTATGGCGAATATAATCTTGACATCACAAACGACTTCTTAAAGAACGAGAATAAGAACGAGGTAATATTTGCACCAACACCATCGATAGGCACAACTGCTGTCGATAGAATCATACCAGAGATTTATCAGTTAGATTCCACAGGACTGCAAACAAAATTGCGTAGTAAATTAAGAATCTTATATTACGCAGGAGCAAAGAATACTGTGAATGGGTTTACTTATACAAGTGTTGCAACAGGAAGTTCATCAGAGATTTACTATCCTTATGCAGGACACATTGATGATCCAATCACACCAACAGCAGACTTATCGTTCGGAGTGCCAAATGAAATCTACTATGTGAATCCATACGGACAGACATCATACACTAACAACAATGTATTCAACAAATATCACAAGTTATTCATTGATGAAATCACAGATGTAAATTCAAAGATAGTGACTGCATTCTTTCGGTTACAGCCATTGGACATTCTTGTGTTGTCATTCAGAAACAAGATTTACATTGATGGACAATACTATCGACTTAATAAAGTCATCGACTACAATCCATTGGTCGAGGGTGTGACCAAGTGCGAGTTATTGAAGATAAAGAATGGAGTGCCATTTGTACAGACAACAGCAGAATTGACATTTACAAGTGGTGAGAAGTTAGGCATCGACAGAGCTCCATCTGCACCAGTAAATGTGGGTAGGGGTGATATAGCAGCATCGACAAATAATGTGACAGTAGGTAGGGATAATTATATCAGTCCATCTGCACGATATACTCTGGTTAATGGTAGCGACAACTTCGTAGGCAATGATGCATCAAGTATTAATATCTCTGCGAGTAGTGGTGTATCGGTAATGGGTGGCTTGACAAATGTCACTGTCATCAACACCAACGACATTGTTATTCGTGAATCAAATATCACATACATCAACGGTGTGCGAATGAGTGGCAGCGACAACATATACACAGCAAGTGCAAGTCAAACGATTTCAGCATTAGGAACATGGGAATGTACATCACCAATGACATTGACATTAGATGTGACATTGTTTAACACAGGTGATTCAATAAGGGTAAAGAATGTAGGTGGCGGTGCAACAGTTACCATTGATGGCGGTGGCATCTTGATAGATGGTAGTGCTACACAAGTGATGGCTATTGCTTACGACACATTGGAAATTTATTACAACGGAACAGTTTATTTTATAAGATAAGAAAATGGCAGACAAGTCAGTATCGATAGATTTAATTATCAAGAGTTCAGAGGCAGCATCTTCTTTAAAAGAGGTGAAGCAATCTTTGAAAGACATCAAGGATGCAATGATAGGTGCAGGGGAAGGCACAACTGAATTTAATAAATTAGCAGCAGCAGCAGGTCAGTTGAAGGATAAGGTTGACGATGCAAACGATGCTATCAAGGCAACCAATCCAAACAAGTTTCAGGCATTAGCATCATTCGCAGCAAGTGCAGCAGGTGGCGTTAGTGCAGTTACAGGTGCTATGGGTTTGTTCGGTGCGCAGTCGGAGCAGGTGACAAAGACACTTGCAAAGGTGCAGAGTGCAATGGCATTAAGTCAGGGACTTGCATCGTTGAGTGAGATGCCGAAAGCATGGGCATCATTTAAGACATCTGCTGTAAGTGCATTGAATGCTGTTAAGGCAGGAATAGGTGCGACAGGAATAGGATTGCTTGTTCTTGCACTTGGAGCTATCTATGCTTATTGGGATGACATCAAGGGTGCTGTAAGTGGTGTAAGTGAGGAGCAGAAGAAGTTAAATAAATTAAGTGATGAAAATCTAAAAATACAACAAAAGAAGTTAGATGCTATTGGAGGACAAGACAACATATTAAAGCTGCAAGGCAAAAGTGAAAAAGATATTTTAAAATTAAAGATTAGCCAAACAGACGAAACAATAAAAGCAGCAGAGATTTCTATCTTACAAGCAGAGCAAACAAAGGCATCACAGATAGAGGCATCAAAAAGAAACAAGCAAATATTAGAGGGAATAATAATGTTTGTTACATCACCATTGCAATTATTGCTTGGTGCTATTGACCTTGCAGGAAAAGCATTTGGTCAAGACTTTGGGTTGAGGGAAGGTTTTACAAGTACGATTGCTGAATTTGTTTTTGATCCAAAAGAAGTAGAAGATAATGCAAACGAATCTATCACAAAAGCAAGGGAAGGTCTTGCCAAATTAAAGAACGATAGGGCGGGGTTTCAGTTAGCAATTAATGCAATAGACAAGACTGGAAATGACAAATCAACAGCAGATTCAAAAGCAAGTTCTCATGAAAAGATTAAAATAAAAGAAGATGAGTTAAAGGCGATAGCAGAATTAGAAGAAAAGTATGCCAACGAAACTATTAAGTTAGAGCAAGACGAAGAAATCAGAAATGCAAAAACTGCACAGGAAAGATTAAGAATTTTATATGAAAGAAATCAAGCTGAACTAAAAGCACAATTACTTGCCAATAAAGACAATGTTGTAATAAAATCAGAGCTACAACAACAATTAATATTATTACAAAGAGCTTTCAATGATGAATTAGCAGCATTAAATTTAACTGATGAGCAAGCAAAGAATAAAAAAACAGAAGAAGACAAGAAAAAGAAAGAGGAAGAAATAGCACAAGCGAAAGCACAGCAACAAAAAGAGTTTACAGATAAACTTGAACTTGCTTTAAAATTAAATCAAGGGTTGCAAAGTCTTTCGGACATGGCATTCACAATAAAGATGCACAACACAAAGAAAGGTAGTGCAGAAGAAGAAAGGGCATTGAGGGCGCAATTTAAAATAAACAAAGCATTGCAGTTGTCAAGTGTTATCATTCAGGGAATCTTGTCCGCACAGATTGCTTATGCAGCAGGTGTTCAAGCAGGTGCTTTAACAACAGGAGGTTTGGCATCATTGCCAATGGGAGCAATCTATGCAGGGGTGTCAATAGCAGGAACAC